CATGCTGCGTGTAGGACCCAATAATTATTTGCTGCAAAAAGGTGATGAGGTAAAGCTTGGTGTATCAACCGTAAAGCCAGATGCAACGCCAACAGTCGAAGTGACAACAAAGATTGCAGATGTCATTGCAACCAGTGTATCGGCATCAACAAGCCTGAGCCTAAGCCAGTCCATTTCACAGGCGGCAATAAGTACATCGATATCAAAAAGCCAAAGTCTGTCTGTATCAGTGTCAAAGTCAGAAGCGCTATCTATATCGCAGTCTGTTAGCAAGGCTACATCACTATCCGAATCGGTATCGCTGTCCACAAGCATTAGTACTGAAATAGAAAAGGATAAGGTAAAGGGTCAGTCCATATCCTTGTCGGTATCTCAATCTGTTTCAGAAGCAATCAAAGTATCGGAAGCGTTAAGTACATCAGTTTCTGTATCAGAAAGCCTGTCGCAATCCCAAAGCGTTTCTCAATCACAGTCCATATCGGTATCTGAATCTACGGCAGTTTCAGTATCACAAGCAACTAGCGCATCGGTATCTATAAGCGAAGCTACCTCTTTATCGCTCAGCACATCGTTATCTCAATCACAAAGCCTAAGCCAAAAAATAAGCGCGGATGTGGTTGCAGGGCTGTCGGCGTCAGCATCAATAAGCCAGTCGATGTCTGTATCTCAGTCGATATCACGGCTTGTATCAGAATCAATAAGCAGAGCCGCAAGCATTTCAGAAACTGTAAGCGTATCGCCAACTGTTGCGCCAACAGTAAGCCAGACGGTTCAACCCACTGTAGCGCCAACAGTTACACAAACAGTAAGTACACAGCCAACACAAAGTGTTACAGCGTCCGTAGCCCCTACAGTAAGTGTCACCGCAGCTCCAACGGTAAGCGTTACGACAGCACCGACAATAAGTGTTACCACTGCTCCGACTATTAGCGTTACAACGGCACCAACGATAAGCGTCACCACGGCGCCAACTATTTCTTTGACTCAGTCAATTACGCAAACGGTCTCGCCGTCGATCACAATGATTATTACAACAACATCATTGCCGCCGGTGACTACCACAGTAACAGTTCCAGTAACAACATCGGCTAGCGCCACGGTTTCGGAGCCCGTTACCACAGTCACTTTGGCTCCAACTTTATCTGTAACGCAAACAACGACGCCGGTTACGATACCTACAGTAAGCATTACAGAATTAATCACAGAACCACTGACAACATCGGTTGCGGTTACAACAACTTCGCCTGTAACAACAACCAAAGCACCGACAACATCGAAACCTGCAACGGTAACAACAGCGCAACCGTTCCCAATCTTTGGGATACCGTCAGTAGCAGGGCAACAAAAGACGTATGTAGACTATGCACAACCTAACGTGCCAGCCCCACAATTTGGCCCATTTGATCTATTTAAAGCACCAAACTATTTACGTCCATTGCAAGATACTGGAAACTTCGGATTAGCCGCATTAATAGGAGCGACAAATGATGCCGTCCAGAGGCCTGGGAGCGATCAATCCCAGCAAAATGCCCAAAGCCAGAACCAAGGCACGTCGGGATAATACGGATTTCACGGAATACGCCAAGGGTGGTGAGGTATCCAAGGTAAATGAAGCAGGGAATTACACCAAACCAACGATGCGTAAAAAGTTATTTAATCAGATTAAAAGTTCTGCTGTGCAAGGAACCGGCGCTGGAAAATGGTCGGCGAGAAAGGCCCAGCTTCTTGCCAAACGTTACAAAGAGCGCGGTGGCGGGTATACTTCATGAAATCCCCTCGCAATCTGCAAACTGGACTGAGATAACGACATGACTGTTAATTACACAACCCTTTTGTCGCTGTGCCAACAGATATGCCTGATAGCGATGTCCACTGAGGCGCAGAACCGCTTGATGTCAGTACAGTGCTAGCACTACCAATAGCTAATTTTGTAAGACTGGTTCCACTGGCGTAGTAAGTAATATCACCAGCGGTATAGGTTGTTAGACCTGTGCCACCCTGGTCCGTTAATAACGTACCTGATGATGTAAGACCTCCCGATCCATCCGTAAAGACAGGCTTACTTACTGTCAGTGACGACATCACAGGGTTGCTACTAAACGTCTGAATCCCTGTAAATGTCTGCGCTGCGTCTGTCCTTGCTACCGATGCATTGGTAGAAGGAAATGTCATCGTTGTGCTATCTGTACCGGCAAAGGTGATGGTGTTATTGACCGTTGCCGTCTTGCCGTTTGCAATCGTCAACGTACCCGTGGTCGTTGATACGGTCAAACCATTGTATTTACCAGCCGTGATATCGCCGGTCGAGTCAGCAATTGTCGCTGCTGAGTTTTGAATAATCTTGCCGGTCGTACCATCAAAACGTGCAATCGCATTATCGGTCGATGATGCCGGTCCATCCACATCACCTGAAGCAATTTCTTTAAAGTCACCCGCATTGGTATCCCAAGCTACCCATGTTTGCTTACCGGGTGCTACTGAAATACCAGTCGTTGGACCTGTGCCGCCACGAATCACCACGTTATAACCGCCTGTGGTGTTGTTCATCACAATGTAAGCTTTGGATGAATTGGGCGTATTGATGTTTCGTATAGCTGTTCTGGAGCCGGTGCAGTTAAGCACCATGTACTGTGCTGAGGTACCGCTAATGTTCGTTGCGGAACTTGTGCCTTGAGTCAGTGTCAGTGTGACATCACCATCCGTACTGATGGTTTGCGTACCAGCAATTGCAATATCGAGATAAGAGGTAACGGCGTTGTTAACATCGTCACCCCAGGTTCCTGACTCGGTCCCCGTTACTGGCTGACCAAGCGCCAAAAGGGTTGTGTAATTAACAGTCATGTCGTTATCTCAGTCCAGTTTGCAGATTGCGAGCTACTAATTTGGGTCCACACAGCAGTCTGTGCGTTATTAATCGTTTGCCAATTTGCTGTTTGTGAGTCATCGATTTGCTCCCAAAACAAAGCCCCAGACACTGTATCCGCAATTGTTGCAGTCTCGATGATATTAGTAAAGAGAGACCGGATGCCATTTGTTGCGTCTGAGATGCCAATACTGTCAGATGCTTGGCTAAATACTGATGTGTTGGTGAAGATTGAGTCGGCTGCTGTTCCTGTTTCAAGCACCAATGACGCAAAGTTTTGGGAGGTTTGGACGGTGTCTGCCCCCGTCGCCGACTCCAATATGGTGCCAAAGAAGATGAAGTTTGCCGTAACACTGTCTGCACCAGTTGATGATTCAATGATACTTGCAAATACACCATTGCTCGGTGTAATTGCATCAGAGCCTGTTGCAGCCTCAAGGATTGTGGCATCTGAAACACCACCACCCCAAGCTGCCTGACCCCAGTATCCTGAACCATATCCACTCATGCCGACAGGTTAAATTGATAGGTCACACTCAGTACATCGCCCGATACAACGCTTCGATCACCTGGGGATTGAAAGTCCGCCGCCGAAAACAGAGTGCCTGACGAACCGCCTTTGGTGCTATTACTTGTCAAGAACGCTCCGCCTACCGTCGCTGTGGCGTTGATATTAAACACAGCCTTGTTGGACGTATTGGTCACTACAGACGGGTTGGCATTTGTTGATGGTGCAAATGTTGCCGTGGGTCTTGTTGAGTCACTATAAGGTGTGATCTCTGTCCATCCGGCATGAGATGCCATCGTGTCGCCGGGATCAGGTGTGTTACTCGCAGCAGCACCGTACAGTCCAATATACCAAGTCGTTATCTGGGCAGCAGAATTTGCAAGAGCCGTACCCGCCATGTACTGAAGACCTGCATTTACCACCAAATTCGACGCTTCAGTAGACCATTTCAGGTTGCCATCTTTGTCATGGCATTCTGCAATGTATTTGCCAAACGCACGGGCCGATTCACCGCTTGCTGTTTTTGCAGCCAATCCACTTTGTACTTGGTCGCTTGCCAGGGCTTTTTCCATCATGCAATCCTTAGAACAGCGTTTGTCGCATCATTTGCTGGGAATGTAACTACAAGATTCTGTGCCGTCTTGGTGATATTCACACCAAAGTTTAATACGGCCACCGATCTATTACCATTCGTTGAGTTATAAATCAAAGCGCCGTTTGTTGTCAGCGTAACGTTTGAGAACGTTGCTGTGTCAAACGACCAATATGCAGTAGTTCCTTGAAAGCTAGGTGTGATGTTTGTAAGCGTGATTCCGCCGGGGCTGTAATTGGTTCCACTCGAAGATACTTCCCCAGCGGATGTGTAAGCGGTGGTCGAGGCTCCGAGATCTGCGTTGGCCGTGTATAGGGCAAGCTTAAAGACATCGCCTGTGCTCGCTGTAAAGTTATGAAGACCTTGGGCAAGTTCTACCTTGAAGCTTGTCGTCAGGGTTTGAATGATTGCCATTACACCACCTTATCCCGAACCTGACCGGACCTGTATACATCCTGTCTTTCTAGTCCGTCACCAAGGCGTTTGGCCAGTATTAAAGCTTCTTTGTATTTTGTATTGATGTTGGCCATGAGATCAGGCTCAAGCTTCAAAAACGTCGATGCTTCTACAAGCGACCCATATAGCAACACGCTATCAAAGTTCTCACTGAGCCAGGTTGTCGTTGCGTCATTGCCTGACGTAATCGAAGCCGGGTAGTAGAAATAATGAAGCTCTACTGCATATCCGTAATCTGGCGTTGGACCGAGAATAAACGTTAGCTCTTTAGGAAACGTTGGGTAATCAGGGCCAAACAATGCGTAGCAATAAGGTCTCCCTGTATTGCCTGCGCCTGTTGGGATTGGGAACGACTCCCTAATGAAGTTAACGTCTTTGTTTAGCAAGTAGTGATACGCGCCATTCGTATCGATCA